CAGGAGCAGGAACAGCTGCTGGTACTGTTTCAAGTTCTGCTCAAATAACATCATTAGGATTTGTTACATCAAGCGCTACAGCATCATTTATGACTTCTAGTGCAACTGGCAGTTTCAATAACTTAATTATAACTAATTTTTCTGGTAGTTCAAATGCAGGAGATGGATCTACTATATCATATACAGTAACTGTTGTTGATTCTGGAGGAGACAAGTTTGCTATAGATTTAGGAGGAGGATCATCAACCACTCCTGCTTTTAGTTTATTATCTGGCAATACATATAGATTTACCCAAGATGATAATTCAAATAACAATCATCCATTTGGATTTGCAAATTTTTCAGATGATTCTGCTTATACAGATGGAGTTACTTATAACGGAACGGCAGGACAAGCTGGATCATATGCACAAATAGTAGTAACTAATTCAACTCCTAAATTAAAATATCGTTGTACGGTTCATGGAGTTGGGATGGGTGGCGACGCAGCTGTTACTATCACAACAGGATCATTGATTCAAAATGGATTCTTGGAAGTATCTGGATCAACACGATTATCAGGCTCGGTAGATGTATTAAATGCAGTAACAGCATCATTTTTTAAAGGCGACGGATCAGCATTAACTGGAGTATCTGCCTTTCCATTCTCCGGAGATGCTCAAATAACAGGATCACTAATAGTAGTATCATCTGCTACTGCTACTGCTCCTACTACATCATCTCTTAAAATAGATAGCAATGGATATTTTTATCATTTAGGTTATCATGATGCAAATAATGCAGCATTTGCAAATAACTCATCTAATACTGTTATAGGTAATGATATAAACAATGATGGAGATTATTTTGCCACTGTAATAGGATATCAAGCCGATGTAGCATCTACCCAGGCTTCTATTGGAATAGGAGCACAAGTAAACGTAGATGGTAATCATTCAATTGCTATAGGCGCAGCTGCGAGAACAAATACAACCACAGCTATTTCACTTGGATATTCTGCAGGAAATCATGCTGATTCAAGGGGTATAAATATAGGAAAGTATGCAACAGGAAAAGGAGCAAAGAATATTGTTTTAAGTTCTACTGGATTATCAACAGTTACTCCTACTAAAGCAAATACCTTTGGTATTTACATGACTGATGCTAGTCCTAATTTTGAAATTGAAGCAACAGGTTCATCTAGATTATCAGGCTCATCATTTACAATAGAAAAATCAGGTTCAACATTATTTGAAGTAATAGGATCAGAAGGAACAATATTTTCATTGGATGATGATCTAGATGGAACATTATTCACAGTTAATGATAGATCAGGTATTCCTCAATTTGAAGTATCTTCATCTGGACTTGTAGAAGTAGGAGACGGTCCATTAAAATTAAAAGGTAATAATATTCAAGACGAATCATTTACATGGTTCATGGCATAACATGAAAAAGCGATTATCAAATAGCGGATATATAGGAATAGATAAAAGAACTGTTAACAGTGGTATTATTTCTAAAGAAAAACATGAGCTAGAACGAAGATCCAATCGATTCTCCCCACCTGGATTTTCATATGAAGTAGATTTTCTAGTTGTTGGAGCTGGTGGCGGTGGTGGTGGATCAACAGCCGGAGGCGGCGGTGCAGGTGGATTACGTACTTCATATGGTTCTACTTCTGGTGGAGGCGCAAGTGCTGAAAATTCTATAACATTAAATGTTGGTATTGTTTATACTGCAACCATTGGAGCTGGGGGAACTGGAGGTAGATATGCAGATGCTGGAGCTCCAGATGGTACTAATGGGGGTGATTCTTCGATCTCCGGAACCGGTATTACTACAATAACATCTCTAGGAGGTGGTTATGGAGCATCTGGAAGAACATCTAGCGCTAGAGTAGCTAATTCCGGCGGTAGCGGAGGCGGAGGAGGATATTATTCTGGAAATGTCCCGTCAGATATAGTTACGGGAGGAGCTGGTACTACTGGACAAGGATATAGAGGAGGAAATTCAGCAGTTAATGGCAGTTGGGGTGGAGCTGGTGGCGGAGGCGCATCCGAAACTGGACAAGATACAGCAATTAATGGAACAGGTGGAGCAGGATTAGCTGTGTCTATAACAGGAACATCTGTAACATATGCAGGTGGTGGAGGAGGAGCTCAAACTGGAACCGGCGGAGCAGGCGGAGGCGGAGGTGGAAATAACGCTAGCAATGCAACGAATGGTAGTGCAAATACTGGAGGTGGCGGAGGTGGTTCTGGTCTTTATCAAAGTGGTAACGGCGGTAGTGGAGGTTCTGGAATTATAATATTAAGAATGAAAACTTCAAATTACACCGGTACTGTTACAGGATCTCCAACAGTTACTACAGATGGTGATGAAACAGTTATAAAATTTACATCAACAGGAACATATACAGCATAAAAAAGATATTTATTATTATGGCACATTACGCAAAAGTTTCAAATGGAAAAGTAGTTAAAGTTATTGTAGCAGAAGCTTCATTCTTTGATAATTTTGTTGACGATTCTCCTGGAACATGGATACAAACATCTTATAATACAAGAGGAGGAGTACATTATCAACCAAACTCTGATATACCATCATCAGATCAATCATTAGCGTTAAGAGGAAATTATGCAGGTATAGGATATACCTATGACTCCACATTAGATGCATTTCTTGAACCAAAACCATATCCTAGTTGGATATTAGATGAAACAACATATACATGGAATGCCCCAGTTTCTAAACCAACAGGATCATTAAATATGGATCAATACTATGAATGGAATGAATCTAGTAACAGTTGGCAATTAAAAACAAACGATTAAATATTTATAATAAAGAAATTAAATTATGGCAACAACATATCATAACGCAGCTTTAAATGTATCACAAGTAACAACTAACGGCATGAATTATTCAGCATCAGGTGATTTTTTAACTGCAGGTTCTGGAGAAACGTTAATACTAAAAAATATACAAATATCAAATACATCACCTGGAGTTGGTAATACTTTCTATGACGAAAATGTAAATGTTTATTTTATCGATTCAAGTACTTCAACAACTCATAGTTTGGCAACATTTATTACTTTACCCAAATTTTCATCTATAGATATATTATCAGATAATTTAGTTTTAGAATCACAAGATAAAGTACAAATATATATTACAGGATCTTCAGAAGGTTCGATAACATATAAAGCAGATGCAGTAGGAAGTTATTTAAAAATAACATAAAGATTCACCATGGGTATACGTAGAGGTGAAATAACAAGCAAAATTGTTTCGGATGGACTAGTATTCAACATGGATCCTGCTAATAGGGCAAGCTATTCTGGAACTGGTACTATTTCTTATAATACAGTAAATACAGGAGTTTCAGGGTCATTTCAAGATGACACACAATTTAATGAAACATCTGGTATAAAAAGTTTTCAATTTGATGGGGTAGATGATTATATAAATTGTGGAACATCAATTTTTACAAATCATCTTTCTGGGGCTACACAATTTACTTTTGGATATTGGTGTAAAAAAGATACTAGTAGTGATGATATGATGGCTGGTAGTTGGCAACATAGTTCAAGAGATGGAATGTTTATACAATGGTATACAAATGGAACACTATATTTTGGGGTATCTAACGGCGGAGTAAATAATAATACTGTATCAGTATCCTGGGCAGATCGATATTTTTATTTAGTAGGAGTATTTGATGGTAGCTTAGCTAATAATTCTAGATGCAAAATTTATGTTGATGGCGTTCTAACTTCATTTTCTGCAGCTACAAATTTAACTTCATTTACTACAGATGCATCTGAATTACAAATAGGTTCGTTGCAAAATTATTCTGGTTGGACAGATGGTAATATAGGAAATGTTCATTTATACAACCGAGCCTTATCAGCAGAAGAAGTGTTATACAATTATAATGGATTACGAGGGAGGTTTGGATTATGAGAATGGGTTCTATCACTACGGATATCGTTTCAGACGGATTGGTATTCAATATGGATCCAGCTAATAGAGCAAGTACTATACCTAGTACTAGTACTACTAAAACTTTTAACACAGTAGATACTTCTATATCTGGGTCTATAATTACAGATAGTACTTGGGAAGCTGGTTCACCTCCTACATTTGATTTTGATGGAAGTGATGGTTGTATTGAGACAAACTATAATCCAACTAGTTTATCTATATTTACTATAAGTGCTTGGTTTAAAGTAGCTAATGCATCATATAGTTTTTCTCCTATAATTAGTTCTCGATTAAATAGTATAGGTACTTCAAAAGGGTTTGATTTATATGTAGGGTCTTCTGGTACAGGAATATTAACTGCTAGAATTTATCAAAATGCTGGAACCTTAGTAGAGACAGGAAATGTTATTACAAATAACCAATGGAATAATGCTGCTATGTTATATGATGGTAGTACTTTATTCTTATATCTTAATGGATTATTTATAGATTCTACTTCAGCAAATTATTCTACAAGCAATTCATTAGTATTAGCTAGATGGCCAGCATATGATCCTATATTAAGATTTTTTGAAGGTAATATAGGCCCAATACACATTTACAACCGCGCCTTATCAGCTTCAGAAGTGTTACACAACTACAATGCTTTAAAAGGAAGATTCGGACTATGAGTGGAAGAGTAGGTAGCATAACAACAGATATTATTTCGGATGGATTGGTGTTTAATATTGATGCTGCAAATAGGGCTTGTTATCCTAAAACAGGAACTACTGTTACTGATACTATAGATTATGATAAAGATATTAGTAATACTGGGGCAATTAATAATAGCAATGATAGTACATTCTTTAGCACAGACCAAAAAGGAATATTTCTTTTTGATGGAGTGGATGATTACATATTGGTTAATGGGAGTACTAACTCAGGGTTAAATAGACCAGGAATAACAAATCAAATAACATTAGAAGCTTGGATTTATACAAAAACCTTTAATAATAATTATGAAAGAATAATAGCACGAAGAATTGCTGCAACTCCTTTACCCTACATGCTTGGATTATATACAACATCAGGTAATAAATACTCTTTTTATTTAAGTGGTACTAGTGGATATTATGGTAGTGGGGATATGGTGTCTACCTCAAATGTAGCCCTAAATCAATGGGTACATTTAGTAGGTACTTCTGATAATGTTACAAGAAAAATATATATAAATGGAGTATTAGATAACACAGATCCATATTCGGATGGGATATATTCTACAGATATAGACCTCCAAATAGGAAGACAATTATCTGGTGGTTATGACTATAATGGAGATATTAGTGCTATTAGAATATATGATCGCGCCTTATCAGCAGCAGAAGTCCTACACAACTACAACGCATTAAAGGGTAGATTTGGAGTTTAAGTTATATTTATAATAAACCAAAGAAAATAGCATGGCAAATACAATATCAAATACCGGAATAACTAATGGCGGAAGAATTACTGCTACACAAATAACACAATTAACTGACGCATTAACAGGAGCTGAAGCATATAATGTAACTATATCAGGATCATTGAATATAAATACAGCACCTATAACTAATTTAACTGCATCAGGAAATATAAGTTCAAGTGGAACAGTAACAGCAAATGAATATGTAGGTTTGCCAACCGGAATAATATCAGGATCATCTCAATTACCAAGCGGATTAATTTCAAGCTCACTTCAAACATTTACAAATATAACTGCTTCTGGTGATATAAGTGCAAGTGGAACCATTAGTGCGTTTGGAAGTTCATCATTGCAAGGATTACCAACATCAGAACCAAGCGTAGTTGGAACATTATGGTTGTCAGGTAGTGGTGCAGGATCAGCATCTGGATCTAAATATTTAATGGTATTTACCGGATAACTAGGAAAATATAAAAATTTTTAATATAATAATATAAAATAAGGTTATAACAATGGAAACAAAAAAATTAGAACAAAAAGATTTAGATTCTATAATGGAATTAAGATCAAAATATGCAGAAACAACCAATACAATAGGTATGATTGCAACAGATGAATATAGTTTAAATAAACAATTAGAATTAATTACATCAGAAAAAACTAGAGTTTTTAATGAATTAGAAACATTAAGAAATGAAGAACAAACTTTAATGGATTCATTGAAAGAAAAATATGGTGATGGACAAATCAATCTTGAAGAAGGTACTTTTACCCCTGTTTCATAGTTTTTTCAGTTTATGAAACATATTTATAATAAACATAATTATAGGAGAAAAACTAATGGCTGAAAGAATAGTATCGCCAGGTGTATTTACGCAAGAAACAGATCAATCATTTTTACAACGAGGAGTTAGTGAAATTGGAGCAGCTGTTGTTGGATCAACAGTTAAAGGACCAGCACAAGTTCCAACACAAATAAGATCATTTTCTGAATTTAGAGAAACGTTTGGCGGATATACCGATGAATCATATGTACCATTCACTGTAGAAGAATATTTAAAAAATGCAGGAGTAGTAACAGTAACAAGATTATTATATGAAGATGGATATCAATTAGACAATGGAGCATTAGCAGTTATTGCTACTTCAGCGTCAGGAACACCAATTGTTACTCATTTATTACATCCTACTCAACCAGTTTCCACGGTTGGTGATGGTAACAACGTATTTGAAAAAACAGCATTAGAAGATTTAGCTTCTGGATCATTAAAAATTAAAGTTTCAGGTTCATTTGCTACTGATTCATCTATACCTGGATATTCTGCATATTTATCAACAGACTTTATTTCGGCATCAATTGACTCCACTGCAAATAATTATATAACAAAAATATTTGGTAGAAATCCAAAATCAGTTGATTATCCAGTATATGTACAATATGAAAATAAAAATGCATTTTCAACATTTAATGATGCTAAAGATGTTACATTGACACTTGGGCTTATTGAAAATTATGATTTTGCACAAGATTTCCAAGCAGCATCTACTCCATTTATTAATTCTCAACAAGTAGCTGGCGGAGCATCTGTTAACTTATTTAAGTTTCATACATTATCACATGGTAAATATGAAAACTATGAGGTAAAAGTAGGAATTAGAGATGTAAAATTAGCAACAGAAGTTTCTGATCCAAATGGATATGGTACATTTACTGTTGAAGTTAGAAAAGTAAATAGTAATAATATACCATTATCACCATTTGATTCCGACGACACAGATAGATCACCAGAAATATTAGAAACATATAGCAATATTAATTTAGATCCTGATTCTCCAAATTATATAGTAAGAAGAATTGGAGATCAATTTAGAACAATTGATGCTAATGGCAAAATTTTTGATAATGGAGAATATCCAAATTTATCTAAATATATAAGAGTTGAAGTAACAGAAAATGTAAAAGAAAAAGCAACAGATCCTTCTTTGGTACCATTTGGATTTAGATCATTAAATTCTCCAATTCCAGATGCAACCGGATCTGCAGATTTAGTTAATTTAGCAGCAACATCATATGCAACATCACAAGTAGTAGGCGGAGCATATAATTCTAAAAATTATTTTGGATTTGATTATACTAATTTAAATAACTTAAATTATCTAGCTCCATTACCAACATCAGGTTCAAATACAGGATCTAATGTAGACTTTTATTTAGGAGATATGTTACAAGCAACATCATCAAATTTCCCAAGTATAACTGCTCCATATACAGGCTCATTACAGACAGTATTAACAGCAGGAACATTTGCTTCTAATGTTGCAATTGGAACTAGAAAGTTTATGGTACCATTCCAAGGAGCATTTGATGGTACAAGACCAAACCTTCCAAAATTAAAAGGAACTAATATAACTTCAACAAATACATTAGGATTTGATTGTAGTACTTCTACGGCAACAGGAACAAAAGCATATAGAAAAGCATTTGCAGCTCTTTCAAATACAGACTTCTTTGATATTAACATGTTAATAACACCAGGAGTAATTGATAGATTGCATTCAAATGTAACTGCAGAAGCTAGACAATTAGCAGAAGATAGACAAGACACATTCTATATAATGGATGCAGGAGCATTAACAGATTCAATATCAACTGTAACTAATCAAGTTACTTCAATTGATTCTAATTATGTTGCAACATATTTCCCATGGGTAAGAATAATAGATGCTGGTAAGAATAAACCAATATTTGTTCCACCATCAGTTGTAGTTCCTGGAGCTATATCATTTAATGATGCAGTATCAGCTCCATGGTATGCACCTGCAGGATTAAATAGAGGTAGTTTAACATCTGTAATTAATACATATGAAAAATTAACTCAATCAGATAGAGATGAATTGTATGAAGATCGTGTAAATCCAATTGCAAATTTTCCAAATCAAGGAATATGTATTTGGGGACAAAAAACATTACAAGCAAGACCATCTGCTTTAGATAGAGTAAATGTTAGAAGATTATTAATAACAGTTAAGAAATTTATTGCATCAGCTACTAAATTTTTAGTATTCGAACAAAATACAGTTGAAACAAGAAATAAATTTTTAGCAATAGCAAATCCATATTTAGAAAGTGTAAGAACGCAGCAAGGATTGTTTGCATTTAGAGTTGTAATGGATGCAACAAATAACACTCCAGATTTAATAGATCAAAATATATTATATGGACAAATATTTTTACAACCAACCAGAACTGCAGAATTTATAGTATTAGACTTTAATATTCAACCAACTGGTGCTTCATTTCCAGAATAAAATTTAAGAAATGAATATTTATATAAAAGAAATAGGATAAAAAATGGCATTAGAACAAGAATTACCAGGAATTGAACAAAACGAATTATTTGATAGAGCGTTTGATTGGGAGCCTAAGTATACCAATAGATTTATCATGTATATTAGTGATATTCCTACTTATATTATAAAAGCAGCTGCAAGACCTTCTTTAACTAATGGGGAAGTATTATTAGACCACATTAACGTTGAAAGAAAGTTAAAGGGTAAAACAAGATGGCAAGATTTATCAATTACATTATATGATCCAATAGTACCATCAGGAGCTCAGTCAGTAATGGAATGGGTAAGATTACATCATGAATCATTAACTGGTAGAGATGGATATAGTACACAATATAAAAAAGATATTAGATTTAATTCACTTTCACCAACTGGTGAAATAATAGAAGAATGGTTATTAAAAGGAGCATTCATCGCAGATTCAAATTTTGGAACAATGGATTGGACCACAGAAGAATCAGTTCAAATTGAATTAACATTAAAATATGATTACGCTGTATTAGAATTTTAAAATTAATTATGAAAAATTATGGGAGTTTCGGCTCCCATTTTTACGCTCTAGAAAATATTTATTATAAAGAAGTCATTTTATTCATATTGTTACAATTTAAATTTAGGTAACATATGAATCCTGTATTTTTTATATTTTTGTTTTTATTTGGATACAATTCTTTTTGTCAAGATACTATATTTAGATATGAAGAAAAACCAATTATCGGTAATATTGTATATACTGACAAAAATACAATTTTATATCAAAAAGGAAATTATATTGAAGATATTCCTTCAAATTTTGTATATGGTTATAAAAGAGATGGTAAAATGTCTATTTTATATCAAGAAAAAAATGAACCTATTACCTTATTGCAAATGAATGACTATGTAATGGGTAAAGCATTAGGATTCAAAGAACATGTAGCAGGAGTACCTTTCACACTAGGATTTTTTAGTTCATTTTTTTATAGTTATTATAATACTAGAGGATTATCAAGAAATCCTAAATTTTCATCATTAGTTTTCACAGCTGTTCCCCCAATAATATTTACAATTACAAAACCTAAAACAAATAAAAATTGGTCTAGAGAAAAAAGAATAGGATATCAAACTGCTAGATCAGAACGAAATCAAGTATCTAGCTTTGGAGGTGCTGTATTAGGAACTATATTTATATATTCACTCTATTTTTCAAGTAACTAATATTTATAATAAAGTTTTAAAAAGGAAAGTTATGGCAAAACATACAGATCGTTATTCAAATGAAAATTTAATTAATTTAGCAACAGATAAGTACGAAAAAACAAAAAGAAGTACTTTACCTACTGAAATTATTGAATTAACATCACAAGGAAAAATTTACCCAAAATCATCTCCATTAAGCTCTGGAAAAGTTGAAATGCGATATATGACTGCATTTGATGAAGATATTTTAACTAATCAAACATATTTAAATGAAGCAATAGTTTTTGATAAATTATTAGAATCATTAATTGTTTCTGATGTTAATATAGATGAAATAGCAGATGCAGACAAAGATAAATTAATTATATATGCAAGAATAGTAAGTTATGGCAAAGATTATGATGTAGTAGTTATAAATCCAAATACAAAAAAAGAAATGAAAACTACAATTGATTTATCAAAAATTAAAAGTTTGCCTTTTGATTTAGAGTCTGACGACAATGGAGAATTTACATATCAAATTAATGATGATATTATAAAATATTCATATACAAAAGTAAATACAGAATCTGTTTCAAAGTTTTTATTAAGTGTTATACAACAAGTTAATGATTCTAGAGAAAAAGAAGATATAGAAAATTTTGTAAAATATCATTTTTTAGCCAAAGATTCCAAAAAGTTTCGAAACTATTATAATGAAACATCTCCTAAATTAGATTATAATTATGAATTCGAAGGTGAAGATGGAGGCACCTTCAAAGCAATGTTTCAAATTGGAGCAAACCTTTTTTGGTTTTAAACAAACAGATCGTGTAATACTTCACGGACAATTATTTGATTTATTATGGATAGGCGAAGGTAGATGGACATGGGCAGATCTATATTATATGCCAATATTTCTTCGAAGATTTTATATCAAAAAAATAAATAAACTCAATGAAGAGCGAAAAAAAGCCAATGAAAAGCAGTCTAAAAGAAAATCGCCTAAAGAAAAAATCGGAAAACCTCCAATGTAAATATTTATAATAAAAGATATTTGCATGAATCCACAACATCATATTTTATATTTAAAAACATTTCCTAATCAAGGTGAAGATGATACTCAAACTAGTGTTTCAGCTAACAATGATTATTTATCAAAACAACAAGATTTTGCAGATGCTGTAAAAAACAACACAAGTATTGTTGGAAGTTATAATAACGTAATATCAGAATTATCTGCTGTATTAAATTTCAATCAACAGATTGTATCTAAACGTATAGGTGTAGCCCAAAATTTTTCAAAAGCAATACAAAATGAAATACGACAATTAACATTTTTAGAACAACGAAATTTATCATTAAATAGAACATTAGGAGTATCATCAGATGAAGCAGCTGGATTTGGACAATCATTAGATGATATTGCTAAGAATTTAAAAATTGGTGGAGGACAAACACGTACATATCTTCAACAAATATCAAAAATTGCTCCATTACAATCTAAAAATATTTTAGCAAATCAACAACTATCTGAAGAACTATTTGCTGTGCAACGTTCTTTAGTTGATCAATTAGGTATTGCTCCTGAAACTGCAAATGCCATTCAATTGTATGGTGCTTCACTTGAAGGTAGCACTAAAGAAAACGTTGAACGTATGTTTAATGTTGCTAGTGCATTAGAAGAACAAACAGGATTAGCTGGCGCTGCAAAAGCTATTTTTGAAGACATTGGTAATCTAGGAGCTGATATTCAAATGCAATTTAGTCGTGTTCCAGGTTCATTGGAAAAAGCTGTTTTGCAAGCAAGAGCATTAGGTACTGATTTCAATACTATAGCAAAATCAGGAACTCAACTATTAGATATAGAATCTTCAATAAATAAAGAATTAGAATTTCAATTGTTATCTGGTAATCGTTTAGTAGATGCACAAGGAAATAGTTTAACTGCTGCATTGCGAGAAGCAACTATTAGAGGAGACGCAGCAGCTGCAACCGAAGCAATGCAAAAAATTATCGAGCAAGAAGGAGAAACAATAAAAACTAATTTGTTTGCAAGACAAGAATTAGCAAGTTTATTAGGAGTGTCGGAAGACAAATTATTAAAAATGGTTCAACAACAAGAATTGTTAGGCGATATAGGAGGTATGGCTGAAAATATTTTTACTGCTGATGCTACTCTTACTGGACCACAAAAATCCCTTACAGAATCTGCAGCTGCAGCAGATACTAGATCTACAGAAGAATTAAGAGGAGAACAGACTCAAGCTCAATTAACTGAACAAATTGCAATACTTGGTGATCAACAAGATAGAGTTAGCAAAACTACTGAGTTATTAACAGTAACAATGAAAGACTCTATAGATGCATATATTTTATCAGCTGATGAACTTGTAAAAGGAGGAGATAAGTTATTTTTACTAGCTGACAAATTAACAACACTTCAACAACCATTAAATGAACTAGCAAAAGTTATACCAGGAGGTAAAATTGCAACAGCATTTGTTGAGAAATTTCAACAGCTTACCGGGATTTCAGAATTAAATCAAATAAATGCAACAATTGAAGGTAATGGTACTATATCAGTTGGATCTGCAACAATAAATGTAGCTTCTAGCGCAGGAAGTATGAAAGATGGTGTTATTTCACCAGATGGTAGTATAATAACAACCGATCCTGCAGATTTTTTAATTGCAACAAAAGACCCAAGTGGATTAGCTTCATCTATACAAAGCGCTAGTCCAGTTATAGCATCAACATCAGGCCCATCAGCACAAGAAATAGCAAGTGCAGTTGCAGATGCAATAGCAGGTATACAAATTGTAACAAGAATAGATGATATAAATGAAGCACAATCAAGAAATAATTATAATATAAACGCAATAACTTAAGGAATATATGTCATTAACAAATCCACATAATTTTCAATTAGGCAACAACAAATGGAGTAGATTTGATGGCCAACTAAAATATTCTGACTTCATTAGAAACGTTGTAAAACCATATTTAGATTCTGGAGCAAAAACTCCTCCATACTATCAAGGTAGTTATAGTATATTTAGCACAACACAACAAAACAAAGCAAATAATTATAATTTAAGAAATAGTCCAGACGGACTAGGCATATCATCTACAGCAAATGTAAATTTGGCATCGCCATTACCTAAACCAGGTCCATCTGGAATAAAATTGTCCGAATTAAGTCCAGACGAATATAAAGAAGCAACTGTTAGAAAACCTGTAAATTTTGGACGATCAAATACAATTAGTTTAGTTGGAGCTTCTCGTTCACTAAAAATGGCACAATCATTATCAACCGACGTTATATCTCCAATTGATAGAATTATATCTAATCATACAAATCAAACAGATGATAATGCAAAAATATCAGCTATAGCATCAGCTGGATCAGGACTAATTGGAAACTTTGGTATGCCATTATTAGGATCTGCAGGAACTACTTATGCAGGAACAAAATTAGAACCATCATATGCAACAGTACCATTTACCAGTTTACAACGTGGTGGAGAAAATGAAAATATATTTCCATATCAAGATTTTAGATCATATAAATCTGAATTAAAAGGAGCATCTGCTGCAGATATTTTAGGTAAAAGAATTGATGGTACCGCAGCTGCAGCTAGAAAAAAATCTGGCAAAGCAAAAGCAGCCGCATATTTAGCCGCTTCAATATCTCCTGGAGGAGCTTATAAAGTATACAATAGAGAAACAATGTTTGGCGAAGGAGATGCTGGTAATTCATTTGCATTACGAAATGATTTTACATCAAAAACAGTTGCTTCAACTCAATGGGATACTAAAAATAATGAATGGAGAAAAACAAGAGAACCATTAGCTATAATTAATTCATTTCGTGGAGATCATGTAAATGTTATAGATTTCAAAAAATCTACATATGGAGATGCATATAGATGGATGGGAAAAAATTCAGCTGAACAAGATCCAACCATAAAGAAAATTGGTGAAATAATGGGATCAGTAATTAATAGTCCTGGTATAACTCAAGATTATATTAAATTCTTTTTTACAGGTCCAAACATGAAATTTGGAGATACTGATACTATTGACGATATTATTACGTTTAGAGCAGTTATAACTAATTTATTTGATTCATATAGTCCTGGATTTAATCCTGTACAAATGATAGGTCGAGCTGATCCAAATTTTCATTATACTCAATTTAGTAGAGATATGAATCTTGATTTTGATATACATGCACACGATCGAGATGAATTAAAACCAATTTGGCGTAAATTAAACGCATTAGCTGGATATACTGCTCCAGAATATGACAGAGATACAATAGCATTAATTGCTCCATATATGAGAGTCACAATTGGCGATATTCTAGTACAACAACCAATCTTAATTAATAATTTAACTTTTACATTAGCAGATTCTGACACAACTTGGGATATTAATCTTGAAGAAGATAAAACAAGAATGCAAGTTTCAAATAAAATTTCAGTATCAATAGGATTTACAGTTATTACCGATTATCTACCAGAAAAAGGAGGAAGATTCTATACATTAGCTAACAAAGAAAATGCGTTAGAAAGTTCAAGAGTACATAAACCAGGAGAAACCAATTGGTTAAGTGATTTTGATGTTAATATTGCAAAAAAAGTAGCAGCTCGAGAAACAGATGAATCATTAACAGGTCAAGCAAGACAACAAGCAATTGGAGCAGCTGCTGGAGAAATATTAAATATAGATCCAATAGCAGGTAGATTATTAACAAATGCAGGAGTATAAATGAGTAGATATACAACAACAAAACAAATAAAAGATTCAAATGGTAAAAGAAAAGCATCTACAACAATTTTACCAGTTATGCCAAACAGTGAAGAAGATATATTTCTACAAATTACTTCTGCAGAACGATTAGATTTGTTAGCATATAAATTTTATGGCGATGCATCTAAATGGTGGATCATAGCAACTGCTAATGGATTAGGAAAAGGAACATTATTTGTTCCTGAAAATACTACAATTCGTATACCAGTAGATAGAAGTATACAAGAAAATGTAGAAAAAGTAAATAATAATAGATAGTTATGGCTGGAGATATTTTTTATACAGAAGTTGATCCTTTTTTAAAAGAGGAATTGAATGCACGTGGATTATCTGGATTTTCTAGATCTAAAAAAGATTTAGATTTCATGATTGGAAAAATTGCAAACGTTCAAATGATTTGTTATAAAGGCACAGATCGAAAAACAAAAATTGCTGATTCTGTGTTAGGAGGAAGAAATGTAATACAAGATGAATTTTTTCCATCTACGCCTAATGGATATTTAAATAATCAACGATCTCAAAAAATTATTAATGATATTGTTATAAATAACATAAAATTATCAACTGATGAACGTGTTATTAGTGAATTATCAGTAGAATCAATTGGAGAAACTGTAAAAAATACTGCAAAAAGAGTTCCTCCTTTTATTAAACAAGCAAATATTGCAATTGCAGATAATTCTAGAGGTTTATTAAATAAAGCAACCATACAACTTACAATTCCAAATCCAGAATTAGATTTAGATAGAATAGAGCGATATTGGTTTCGACCAGGAAGATATGCACAAGTAATACTTGAACATCCAGATTCTGCAGTTATAACAAATCAACGATTAGACACTGGAAGTTTGCCTCCGTCAGAAACAATATTAAAAAATTATCCAGATCTTGATTATGATAAGTTAAGAAAAATGAATCGTAAAGATTTTGAAGGAATTGTAACATCTTTTGATTTTTCATATCAACCTGATGGATCTATAGACGCAACTGTTTACTTAACAGGTACAAGTAATGTATATACAGATGTTAGTTTATATATTCCAACCCAAGCAGAAAAAACGGATGAAGAAAAATTAAATACTGAAAACATAGCATTTGGATATAGTTATAGAACAGCAACTGGTGAACAATCAGCAACTAAAGAAGAATTAAAATCATTAACACAAGATGATGTATCCAATGATTTTTATGATGTGTTAAGTAAAGATGTTGATGCAGCTATTAGTAATTCAGGTAATAAATCAGCCGGCTTATCATTTACTAACCTATCCCATTTGGATCAAATGATAATGTGGGGTGAAGATTTTTCAACCACAGAAAAACAAAAAGAAGATAAAACATCAAACTTTTTTAGATTTGTAACATTGGGATATTTAGTACAATTTTTAAATGATCAAATATTAACAAAACAAAAAGCTGTCCCAAATGCCTTTATATTATGTGACGACCTAACATGTTTTAGTAATTATTATGAAGATATTGTATCATCAGATCCATATAGCATATTTTTATATAGTAACACTTCAACAGCAAGATATCCAAAAAATAAAACAGAAATAGAAATAGTTGATAAAGAGAAAAAAACTACTTCAAAACAAATTGTTAATCCAATTGAGTTTTTTGAAAAGTCTTTTTCTGACGGAGAAACTGCATTTCCGAAACCATATCAAGAATTCAAAGATAATGTAGGTCGAGCATATCCTTCAAGAATATTTATATCGCTTGACACTATTAAATCTATATTATTAGAATTAGATAGTATAGATGTTGAAGGAGAGGAATCTGAAGCTACAGATATTAGTCAAACAAATATACAAATTAAAGATTTTTTAGTAAAAGTTTCTGCAAGAATTAATGTAGCATTAGGTGGAGCTGTTAGTATGAAGCTAATTACCCATCCAAAAATAGATCAAGCATTACTTTTTTATGATTACAAATATATTGGTACTCCAATACAAAAACAAGGAGTTGTTCCATATTCAGTTCCAATGTATGCAAATCATCCAAACGGAACAATTGTAAAAGAATTTAATATAAAAGCAAAACTTGGAGGACGAGCTAAACAATTAGCATATGTTTTAAATGGCGGAGGAGACGTATCAGAAGCAGAAATAGCTCCATTTTTAAGATTTATGTATCAAGAAGGTGGAGAAGACCAAGTTTTAGCTAATTTGCAAGCATTTAGAGATACCCATTTTAAATATATTGATCAATTAGAACAAACAAAAGCTGAATATATAAATGATACAGAAAGTGAAAAAGCTAAATTAAAATTAAGAAATGCATTAAGAAAATATTTACAATATCCATTACCTGATTTAAAACAAACAAATTTATTAAATTCTCCTGTTTTTCCATTTGAAGTAGATTTTACTATTGATGGAATTAGTGGCTTTAGATATGGTGATGTTTTAATATTCGATGTTATTCCAAAACGATATAGAAGTCAAACAGTATTTAGCATAGTAGGTATATCTGATACTGTAGGTAACGATGGAGTTTGGCAAACAAAAATAACATGTATAATGAGACCAAGAGTAGATATGAATGAATATCAACAATATAGTGTATGAGCAGAAGAATAAAAATACGATATACAGCAGATGAAATAACTAACAATTTATATACAATTGGTGGTGAATTGATGACTACTGATAGACAAGAATATATTGGGTTATATCATACATATGAAACAGGTGAAATTTTTTCATTACCAAAATGGAATGCTAGAAAATCACAAAAATTAATACCATATAAAGAAATATCTGATTCAGAACAAGTATATCAAGAATTAAAACCAAAATTACAAACATCATATGATTCAATAATACCATTATTACTTGAAATTAGTGAACAAAATAGAATAGATGGATATGTTGATCGTTATTTTTTACAAAATATAGTAACAAAATATATTACAGAAGTAGATAATAGTACATTTAAAAAATTAAGTTCTAGATCTATAGATCCAAATTTATATAAAGGAGTTGAATTACGGTGGTATATAACAGGAGAACTAATAGATATTACTACAGATAATGTTTTGATACCTAGTGTCCAAAATAAAAACAATAATGAAATTAGTATAGCAGCAAAAACTATTCCACAAATATCTAAATTTTTAAATAATCCATTAGAATATTATTCTGATATTCAATTTATAGTTCCAAAAGATATTAATCAATTGGATATTTGAAAAAAACTTATTATTATATTAATGTATGATAATAGTAGACGATTCAAAAGAACTAGATTCGTTATTACAAGATATTAAAAAAGAAGAAATTGTATTAGTTGTTCCTATACTAACTGATCATCAACTTCATCCATCAATTAATAAAATATCATGTATATACGTATATTCAAGCAACGAAGTTGAATTCATTGTTCCTATACATCATA